CGAACTTTGCAGCAAGGACTTTTCTGACGCGCTTTGCTGTATCACTCATTACTTTGTATCCTTTTTGATCAAACAAAGGCGCAGATACACCGACCTGTTACCTGTTCCACGCAAAGCTTAGCCCTTGAATGACTAAATACGCCGGACTACTCAGCGATGAGTAACATGCCATTTCCAAAAAATGGTGATAAAATGTCACCTAGCCTGCTTGCCAACGTCTGCTTCATTCAGTGCCCTGTGCTTTTGGGTGACTGCATCGCTTGAGTCACGGGTAAAATCAGGCAATCTTTTGGTAAGCGGTATTTCGCCACGACTATTGCTGCAGAACAGCAAGCCAACGGGGTCATTGTTTTGCCAAAATTCACTCTGGAGCTGTCAACAGAGGCGATCAGGCTGCTGTTCGACTTGCATGGGCAACCTTGCGTGATCGGTGACGTGACACCGTCAAGCCAACACTTGGACCCTCAAATGGCAGCCTTGCTTGGTCTGGCAGCCAGAATATCAAAGCCACCGATTGTGACCACAATTGTAGTTCCGCGTGAGCATGTTCTTTACAAGACACTGCACGTCGATCGCGTGGTGGACCCCTCAGAACACCAGATCGTCAATTACATCTGTGGCGTGACGGAACTGACCAAAGATGCGATTTGCGTCGATTGGGTTGTTGCTGGATCTGCGGTACATATTGCTGCCGTTGAGAAGATAACACTCTTGGAAGCCGGTGAATTTGCCAAGCGGCATGGTTTTGTGACGGATGTTTTTACAAGCCATGCTTTGACAGGTCACTTTCCACGACAGCCAGTGTTCAACGATCCGCGTACTCCGAAGCGTCCCAGATTCATGCAGCGCCAAGAACCTCCTCGGCAATATTAAGACGGCCAATGATGCCAACGCGTGCAGCCTTCGTTTTGCAAGATTGGTCTTGCGATGCTCCAACATAAAACACTGGAATAGTAATGCCCTCCCCCCGCGAAACCATCCTGACCGCCCTGGCGGACCTGCTGCGCACGGTGCCGCATGTTCCGGTGCTGCGCGGCGAGGTGCTAGCAGAGCGGATCCCACCTAGCGGTCTGATGATCCTGCGAGACGGCAACCCGGGCGAGCCCGGCGTGACGCTGTCGCCGCTGATCTATCATTACCAGCATCGCGCGGAACTGGAGGTGATCGTGCAGACCGCCGAGGACCGCGATGCGCGGTTCGACAGGCTGATTGGGCGCATTGGAGCAGCTATCTCTGCTGAGCGCACCCTGCGCGGATTATGCGACTGGGTCGAGGCAGAGGCGCCAGAGCCCGTCGATCTGGCTGTCGAGGGAAGTGCCGCCATCAAAGCGGCGATCATCCCGATCATACTGCATTATGCGGTGGGTGATCCGCTCGTTTGATCCGGTCTTTGGTTGGATCGAGATGTGACATGGCCCTCAATCATTGCTCCGGCCTCAATAACAAGCTTTTGTGTGACAATATCGGCTGTGACCTGTGCGGAAGTTTTGAGTGTCACTGAGATGGCCGAGATTGTGCCTTCAAGACGACCCTCAATTGTCACACTGCGGGCGCGGACATTGCCCTTGATTTTGCCAGTCCTGGCAAGAACCAATGTGTCAACGGTCAGATCGCCTTCAATAAAGCCCGCTAAGTCAAGAATGCCATCACTGGTCAATGTACCATTTACGGTGATGTCCTCATGCAGCACGGACCGTCGGGCATTCCCAGCCTCTGTCTCGGCACCAGGTAGCGGGGGGAAAGGTTTTTCGGCTACGTCTTGTGAGTTAGCAAACATGGTCTGACGGCCTTCTGAAGGTATTTAGCTTATAGTTTTGCATTTATGCGCAGTGGTCAAGGCGCAGAACCGATAACCGCGCATTGCCACAAGATATGAGACGCAACTGCGCAACCACGCCGCATGCCGATTGCAGGTGCGATCCACTTCCGCGCAACACGGTCAATTCAGTGAGAAAAGGAATTCCCATGGCACGAGCCCAAGGGGCGCGGGCGCAGATGGCGCTTGCGTTTGAGACGACCTATGGCACGCCGCCAGTCAGCGGCTTTACAAAAATGCCCTTCGCCAGCACGTCGCTGGGGGCGGAGCAACCACTGCAGACATCGGAACTCTTGGGCTATGGCCGCGATCCACAGGCGCCGATCAAGGATGCAGTGACGGCGGACGGCAATGTCGTCATGCCTATCGATACGGAAGCTTTCGGCTTCTGGCTGAAGGCAGCTTTTGGAGCGCCGACAACCACGGGCGCCGATGCCCCCTACACGCACGAGTTCCGCTCGGGAAACTGGGCGCTGCCGAGCTTCTCGGTTGAGACCGGCATGCCTGAGGTGCCCCGCTTTGCGATGTATTCCGGCTGCATGGTCGACAGCCTCAACTGGCAGATGGCGCGATCAGGGTTGCTGACAGCCACGGCCAGCATCGTGGCGCAGGGAGAGGAGATTGCCACTATTACCGCCGCAGGGACACCGGCCAACATCGCGCTGAAACGCTTTGGACATTTCAACGGGGGCATCACGCGGAACGGCGCGAACATCGGTAATGTGGTCTCGGCCGACCTGACATATGCCAACAACCTTGATCGCATCGAGACAATCCGGGCTGATGGCAAGATCGACGGGGCTGATCCGTCTATCGCCGCCCTGACAGGCAATGTCGTCGTGCGCTTTGCCGATCAAACGCTGGTGACCCAGGCGATCAATGGCGAGGCTTGTGAGTTGGCGTTTTCCTACACGCTGGCCACCGGCGAAAACCTGACCGTCACGGCCCATGCTGTTTATCTGCCTCGCCCACGGATCGAAATCTCCGGCCCGCAAGGGGTGCAGGCCACCTTCGACTGGCAGGCGGCCAGCGATCCCGTCATGGGCCGGATGTGCACCGTCACCTTGACCAATAACCGCGAGGTATACTGACCATGCTGCGTTTAAACTTGTCCACGGAACCACACTGGCTCGACCTTGGTCACGGCGTCCGCCTTCTGGTGGAGCCGCTGACCACGGCCATCATGCTGGCCGCGCGCAGCGATCCGGCGATCATCGCCGCCGCAACCGATGCTGAAATCAGTGCATCAAACGATGATCTCGCTCGTATCGTGGCCAAAGCCGTGGCGCGCATCGTCGTAAAAGACTGGGAGGGCGTCGGAGACGAGGACGGGAAGCCTCTACCGCTGACGCCTGAGGGCATCGACGCCCTACTGGAGCTCTGGCCGATCTTTGAGGCGTTCCAAACCACATACATCGCAGGCGCGCTGATACTGGATGCGGAAAAAAACGCCTAACCGCTCTCGCCGACTGGGAGTTCGGCGGGGGCGGTGACTATTGCGCGGCTTGCCCATCCGTATGTGCGGACTGTCCGCGCAGCCTGCACAAACCGCTAACACTGGAGGGCTGGCAGATTTGGGACCTCGTCCAGCGCCTGGGCGGACAGGTGCGCGTTGCAGGCGGGATGAGCGGTGGCGCTGTCCTCGGCTGGGATATGAGTGCGGCCCTGCAACTCGGCACAGCCCTCGGGCTCTCACCCCTGATCATCGCGGAACTCTTGCCGCCGATTGAGGCGGTGATGGTGCGCAAGATGAGCGCGCAGACCGGTTCAGGCGGCCTCGAGGGGTTTGATGCCTGAGACATCAATGGTCTCGCGGGCCCGCGCCAGATCCCAAGCGCGCTGGAGGTTCATCCAATACTCCGGTGTCGTCGAAAAAAAGCGCGCCAAGCGCATCGCGGTGTCAACCGTGATGGCGGTCTGGCCTTTGATAAGGCGCTCGATGCGGGTGCGCGGCACGCCAAGTTTTGCGGCAAGCGTGATTGCGCTCATATCGAGTGGGGTCAGGTAAAGTTCGGCCAGAACGTCGCCCGGGTGGGATGGATTGGTTATGAGGCTCATGTCAGGCCCTCCTAGTGATAGTCCACGATCTCGACCTCGGCAGGTCCTTGATCGGTCCAGATAAAACAAATGCGCCGTTGTCCATTGATGCGCACCGAATGTTGTCCCGCGCGATCCCCACTCAGAGCTTCAAGGTGATTGCCCGGCGGAAACCGTAAATCTTCAAGTTCGACCGCCGCGTCTAATGCCGAAAGCATGGCACGCGTGCGTTTCACGATGTCGGCTGGAAAGCCTTTGCCAAAGCGGTCCTGGACCGCTGCAGCGGCAAGCTTTCCTCGTGTGCTGACGATCATGCTACTACGTATCATGTCGTGATACATTTTGCAAGGGTGCCTCATGGCTGAAAAACGTGTCTCCGTCCGCCTCTCCGCGACCGGCGGGCGACAAGTGCGTGCTGAATTGGAAGGTATCGGTGAGGCGGGCACACGCGGCATGGGGCGTTTGAGCCGCGAGCTGGACCAAGCCAATGCCCGCATGGCGGGTTTTGCGCGCCGTGCAAAGATTGCGGCGACTGCTGCGGCCACAGCACTCGCGGGTGCTGTCGTTGCGATGACCCGCTCGACGGTGGCTGCTGCGTAACAGGAGCAAAACTGCGGGCAACATGGCCCGCTATGCGTTTGTGGCGCTGTGTCTATTGTTTGCTCAAACTTGGCAGCGTTGGCGGACGATTTGGGC